GCGGATGTTCTATTCCTCTGTTGCCTGCTCAGCCTTAATAGCCTTCTCGAGCCGTTCGCGTTTTCTTTTCTTCCAGCTCTCAACAATCTTCTTCACGGCCTGCGAAACTCGCACGTTGACGTTCACAAGAACTTCGGTCCTCTTTTTCTTCGGTCGGCCTTTTAGTTTTTTCTTCATTGTGGTTTTCCGTCTACGAATATTACCTAGCGAATTGCTCGCGTCAATTATTATTGTATACGGAATGTGCATCTACTCCAATTCAATTGGCAAATCGCCTTTCTGCCCAATCAATTGAAGACGTATCTGGACCGGCTCCAGTTATTTTCTGTCTCGCCGGATCGAACCTGCACTGCACACAAACATCGACGATTTCTCTGTTCCGATTCTTCGCTACGAAGACAACGTATTCCTCCTTTGGCTTCTCGCTATTCAGCTTCCACGGCCAAACCAAAAACAGCAGCACATCAGCATCCTGTTCGAGTTGTCCAGATTCACGAAGGTCTGATGTTTTTGGAATGAATGAATCTCGCCCCTCGATCGCTCTCGACATTTGAGCCAGCACAATCAGCAGCACTCCGGTTTCTGTGCAGACCTTTCGAAGAATCACGCTGTTGGCTGTTACTGTTTCGAATCGGTTTCCAGAACTGGACAGCAACTGCACATAATCCACGACAACGGCTTTAACTCCTTTGGCTGCCAGTTCACGAATCTCTTCCGCAACTCGCTCAGCAGTCCTGCAATTCTCGATAACTTCGCATTCGGCCCGATCGTGGAAATGTGCCTCAACGTCTGTTTCGAGCTTCTGTCTATTAGCGTTCCACATTGTCTCCGGAGTCGCAACAACAAACTGCAGCACCCGCTTTCCGACCGTCAATGAGTTCATTTCTTCAGAGAAGAATGCACACTGAATTCCGTCGCTCGTCATCTGGTCGATCATCTGCAAAGCCATTGCCGATTTCCCATGTGATGGTCTTGCAGCAATCATGATCATTTCGCCAAACTCAGCACCGCCGCCAATCGCGCGGTTGAGCGCTGGAATCCCCAAGTCGATCAGGTTTTTCTTTCCTGTGGCTGAATGCTCAATCGACTGCCTCACGGCATCGCGAAGGCTCCTGCGCGTTGGCTTTGACCGCTCAACCTTTTCGACTGGCTTCTGTTTCTTCTTTGGTTCTGCGTACTGTGGGACGCTGACCGAATCCCATCGCTCCGGCTTTGCATTTCTCAGATATCCGCTCTGGCCTGTTGCTCGCTGAGCGTCGTCCAGCTTGTGCTGCAACTCATGATCCGACCAGGGGGGATCACATCGAGCATTGAACTCTTTCAGGATGCTCATTGCCTGATCGGTCGACAGCTCAAATCCTTTGACCAAAACACAGGCGACGTGGTACGTCTTTGCGTGGCCATTTTCTCCAGACACTGCTGAAGGCATCTTTTCGACGTACTTCGCAGCTCGCTCGACAACAGCATCTTCCGAGCGAAAATCACGCTGGTGATGATACTCCAGTGGTTGTGCCGCGCCGTATGTTTCCAGAACGGCTGTAATCAATGCATCTCCGGAACTCATCGTGCAAAATCCTTCAGCTTCTTTCCAGTGACTGCGAAGTACCGGCCATGCGTGTAAATCTCGATCCCCGGTTTTTTCCCTGGCACCAGCGCTTCCTCGTCAATCTTGATGTTCCGGCCCTTGTCGAGCTTCATTTCCGACCGCACCCAAATCTTTATTCCGGTTTCTGACGGGCTCACTTCAGCGTAGGCGTCTTCAGACTTGTCGAGCCACTGCTGAGCCCACGGAGCAATCAGGCCGCTCTCTGGATGCCTGCAGGAGTCCAGATCTATTCCAGCAAAACCGTCTCCATCCACGAACACAAACCCGATCCCAGCGTGGTAGCCCGACCTGTACCGCATCACAACGCTTTCAAATTCGTGCCATGTTTCGGAATCAGTCGAGCTGGCTGGCTTGTCGTAAACCGACCACGGGATTTTTGTGTCCTTACCGTCTCGCACAATTAGCCGCCAAAGAACCCACTGGCGGCGATTCACGAGTTCTTCAGGGACTGTTGAAAAATTTGGTTCAATCATGAGTTAAGCCCGTCCAAAAACATTTTTTCCAGTCTTGCTTTGGCTTCTGGTGACGACAGGTCGTAAATGTCGACTTTTGAAGACTGGCATTCAGGAACATCCAACCAGCGTTCAGCGTTCAGCCAAGTTGCCGGATGTGCGATGTACTGCGGATCTTTCCCGCCCATCGACTTTGCGTAGCTTTCCATCGCCTGAATGATTGTTCTTGGCGGCGCGAGTTTGATTGCTTTCAACCAGGCCTTCCGCGCGCTGCCCTTCGCAGTCTTCCGAGGACAGATAGACCAGAAGCCCTCGAACTGGACAACATGCGATTCGCTATTCGACACACATACATCTTCATCAGAAGATGAAGATGAAGGGTTGACTTTTCGTTGAACGTTCGTTGAACGCTTGTTCGAACCTGTTGATAGCTCACGACTTGCGTTTCTCTTCGCGGCAGATTGACGCCCTGCTGACGATGTTTGTTCACGTCGAATCGCCTGTTTTTGACGTTCTTTTTCGACGCGTTTATGCAGTAGTCGTTGAGGGTCCGTTGACGGTTCGTTGAACGCTCGTTGAACGTTCGTTGCAACGGAAATTGAACATCCGTTGCCAACTAGTCGTGCGCATCGCTCTGGATCTGCCGGTATGCTTCCAGCTATCCATGCGTAACAAATCAGCCGAATGTAGGCACCCTGTTCTTCTAACGTCATTTCAGCGACATTAGGGTCAGCCAGATAGTCTTGAGGGTAAAACTGAAACGCTGGTGACTTTTCCACCATCTCACCTGCTCCCGTTCTTGTAGCCGCACGCGAACGGCTTCACTTTTGTTTCATTTGAACCATGCCAAAAAATGTTTGCCCCGCCCATCGTGAATTGAAACGATCGCGGACTAAATGAGGCCACTCCGATCCTATTGTTTGCCATGATGCTTTGAATGGCCCCCTTGGCTTTGAACGACGGGAAGGCCACGATTGCAGACATGCAAACAAGAGAGCATCCGGACGACTCCGGAAGCCGAAAAACGGCCTTTGAATAGTCGATCATTTGGCAAATCATCGGCCCGACTTTGTGACCGCTTTTCTTGACCTCAACGCCAACACATCCATTAACCCACCCATTGCCAATTAGTTGTGGGCGTGGGGTTAAAACAAAGTCAATCCGCCCTGTTGGCTTGTCTCCAAATACAGAGCCGCCAAAGTACCAGCAGTCGATTTCCTTATAGACATTGAAGCATTGCGTGCTTCTTACGGCTAACTCGAAATCAGCCTTAGCTTCATCTTCCGTCTTGTAATCGCCTTCCGTGGCAAGTTCAGGCTCGCAATACTCTTTCAGTATCTCGCCAACAGATTCCATCCAGCGACTCCAATAAAAAACCCGCTGCCAAAAGGGTAGAGCACCTCCTGACAACGGGCGTTAAATCGGGCGAACCCGATGCAATCAAGTTAATCGCGAAGTCGGCTCTACTCAACTTCACGCCCGTATTATCTTTAACCTGCGGAAAATCTAAATAGCCAAACGCTTTCTAATGCCACCTTCTGTAAATGCCTGACGCCATTCTCAGAATTACATTGGCTTTATTCATCATCCCCGAAAAGATTTCTTTGCGCCGCCAAAGGTTTCTTCACCTCTGGCTTTTCCGTTATCCACGCCTGCAGCTCCTCCCAACTGATCGGCGGATCGCTGCTTGTCCACAACAAAGACTGCCCGTCACGCGCAGCAAGCCAGAACGTTTCTTCAATTCCAAGCCGCGTCCCGTCAATCCGTGTGCACGTTCCGAGTGTTGCGTGCACAATGCCACGGTCCTCCGCAACAAATCCACGTTCGGCCAGCCATTGCAGTCTTTGTCGATGCGTCATGTCAGTGCTGCTTGTGCGTATCAAATTCCATCAACGAATCGTCACTGCCACTAGTTTCCGTCACTGGCCGATGCTTATTCCGGCCAAAGTCGATCGCCTGCTGAATGTCCGCGATTGGTAATCGCTCAACGTGCGGAGGCATCTCGTAGCCGTAGATCGAAAACCATTCGTCGTGAAACCGTGTCTTACGTTTCATCAATCGCCCTCCTGAGATAAACAGCCTGATCCAAACATTCTTCGTAAGCGTGCTGTAGCCACTGCTTGAGCGTCAGTGGGTTGTCTTTGACCGTTGTGCCGTACTTTGCCACGCCGAGCCTCTGACGCTCTGCAATGTCCGCACAGACAATCGCTTCAATGCCTGTTGGTGATGGCAGTTTTCGACGATGCGGAACATGTGATCCGCTCATCACCATCGCGCGTCGCTGCTCCGAAATGCGATACCACGACTCAGTAAACATCGGCTGAAATTCGTCGCCAATTTGAATTGCTTCGCCAACCTCAAGCAGCCTGTATTGCTCGATCATGCCGCACCGCCTTCCGTCAAAGCCTTCAACACATCGGCAAGAAATCTTTTCAGCAAATCATTTCCTGCTTGGTCTTCGATCTGGCTGATTTCAGCCTCGATTGAATCAAACGCGGTCGCATCCTTTGCGTTAAATGCTTCAGCAATCTTCTTGCTGATTGCAAGGACTGGCTTTGACTGGCCTTTCAGATGTGGCCTGTAAACGTCCAGGACTGTTTCCGAGGCAATCGGAAGGATTGTCACGGGAGCCCGCTTTCCTCGCGTTTCCGTGAGCATCATCACGGTCTTTTCTTTGATGTCGCTCATGTGACTGATGCGAATGCCACCGACAGCAACGCCGCCCCATTTCACGTTCGGATCTGCGTACAGCGTCATCCGCTTGCCGATCCATGTCGACGCACGATCTGACCACAAACCTACGAGCACTTTTCGCATCGTCTTGCATGGCTTGTATGGCTGACGGCCGCCATCAATGCAGACCACAACCGGCTGATCTGCAGCCCCCTGTTTAACGTCGGTAATCTTGACCGTGATCGGACCAGTCAGCAGGTCTTCAGCGTTTAACTGATCACTTTTAGGCACGATGGTTTTTGCAACCCAATTCTCTTCAACAGCACTCACAGACTCACCTCTTCTGGTAGATACTTTTCAGGAAGTTCAAACAACTCGGGAGACTCATAGCCCGGCCAATTATCCTCCTGCTTGCATCGCAGGACTGTGGCCATTCGCAGGATGTTTTTGTTGCGGCCGACCTCAACGGACATTTCCCCGACTGGTGCATAGATGCACTGATGCGGCTTGTTGACAGTTGCGACCGCAAACCAAAACGGCAATTTTTCTCCGGTCAGCGTGTACCAGCCCTCGGAATACCATGCTGCCTGGCTGTCGTAGTGGTATTTGGCCAAACGCCATTCAAACTCCGTCGCCAATGGTCCGCTCGATTGCGAGTCGTCGCAGGTCTTCAGGTCAATCAGCTTTTTGCCCCGCATGGCCGCATCAATACGAGCCTTGCAAAGCAACCCGGTCCGTCTGTCATTCCAAACGATCGTCAATTCTGTTTCGCTGTTGTTTACGTCGCGAACAAACTGAGGGCAGGTCTTCATAGCCGCCATTGCACCGTCAAACTGTCGCCATTGTGCTTCAGTGATCACCTGGCGGCCTGACTCAGCAGCCTGAACACCAAACGCCGCAACCTGCTGTTTGCACCATGAAGTTGCACCTGACGTGGATCGCGTTCCCTTCTGATCTTTGTTGTCCGGACTGTTTGCAAAATCCGGCTGCATGACGTACCGCTCGGAAAGCGAATCAGGCTCCAGCTTGCCGCAGTGCACTAATGAACCTAAAGCAAAAGCCTGCGATGGTTCTCGGTCTGGCGCAATTCTATAGTTCATCGGGCTCTTATCGATGCGGACCAATCGCGTGTGATTTATTGCAGGAATCATCCCATAATCATCGAACGCTATGTTCTCATAAATTCCCGGAGGCTTACCAAACAACCCCGGCTTTTCAATTTCAACTTCATCATCCCAAACACTAACCATGTTTCCTCCTATTATGTTTCAACCCGGTTCGCACGGAATTACTGGTTGCCGTTTGCCAAACAGCTCGCCAGTTCGCCCGACTCTTAACGCATAGATTTGTGAGGCTCGGGAGTCGAAACAGCCTCAGTTCCTTTGATCGCTTGCTGAAGCATTTTCAGCGACGCTTCGAGCCAGTTTCCGTCGCCGGTTTTGCGGTCGTAAGCATTGGCCGGTCTGACATCGTTTTCTTCAGCATCTCTCCAAGCTGAATCTTCTTCTCCGCAAGTTCCTCGCATGTCCATTTCACCGTTTCCGCTGCACATCGTTTCAAATCCGCTACAACCTCTTCACCGAATCGTTCAAGCATGTATCGCTCGTATTCCGCTGACTTATTTCCACGTCGTTTGCGGTCATTACAGGCTGCACACTGAGGATGACAATTCGTGAAATGAAACGCTGTGGCGTGTCGCGTTTTGCTGATGTAGTGGCCAGCGTTCATGTCTGGATCATTCCATAATCGCTCTTTCCCACATGTCACGCAGCGCACGTGACCAGTCTTGTCTGCCGCCCTGATGCGAACGATTTTTTGAAACACTTTGGCAACGTCGTTAATGCGGTTCTGTGGAGCCATCGCGGCGAGACGAGTCGCCATCTTCTCGACCTTGTTTTTCCGCTTTTCTGCTGCTGTCAGTTTCATCCCTGCCCCCTCAATACGCCTTTGCCGCCAGGAAGCATTTTCGTGCTGCATTCCCGTATCATCGGAGCCCGATACATGCCCTTGTTTTCTGGATGGTCTGGACGCTCCAGCCTGATTTGCTCAGCAAGCCCCATCGTGGTTTCCGTGCCCCATATTTCCTCTGGCGTTGGATCTCGTGTCACTGGCTTGTGACCTGTCGGCATGTGCATCCGTTTTGATTTCTTGCCCGCCTTGCGTCGTGTCATTGCGGCTTTCTCCTCATCAGCTCGCCGGGGAGTCGCTCGCCAATTCGAATAACCGTGGGCTTCACCGTATTCGCTTCCGGATTGAATCCTGTCTCCATGATCGCATCATGAATCTCTTTGCGATCGATTCTGACGTTTTGAGACGCTGTGATTCCGAGCTTTACCTGTCGACCAGTCATCTCGATCGTTTTGACGATGATTGTCTCATCGCCCACAGTCATGATGATTTCCTGTCCATAATTCCTTCCGAGTACCAACATGCTGAAATCCTTTCATTCAGAACAAAAACCCGTGAGCGGTACATGGCGTCTGTGCACGCCATCAGTGCTACCTGGACCGCTCACGGGAGAACAAACCTGCGAACAGTCTCGGCGTGACTGCTAAAAACGCCGACCCTTGGCGACTGTTCGCAGGAGTACAAAACGCGGTTCGATTCCTTCGACTTAGCGACGTTTCACGGTCGACCGCTTGTAACCGCTTCCGATTGGCCAGTGTTGGATTCGAACCAACGTTTGCGAGAAACCCGCCGCCCTAACCACTAGACGAACCGGCCGAAATCCGGTGCACCCTTGCGCTCGCCGGTTAGTGATTTAAATCGCCGTCTCTCCGAGCTGTCACGTCGTTGACTTTTGGTCAAGGCTGCATTCCGACGTTTCCGCAGCACTTTTCTTCAATACGTCCGGCCATACTTCGCACGGATCTGCCGTTCGATTCGCTTGCGTTCTGTCCGCTCACATGCGATCTCAGACGATCCAGCCGCAAAGCATCCAAGCATCACGAGAATCAGAAACACGAAGCACTTTGTTGCGATCTCAGCGAGCATGTTCGAGGCTCCTTTTTCGTTTGGTCAGTGCAAGCTTTGCGCGAACACAGCCGCACGACGTGACGTTTCCCTGTCGCAGATGTCCGCTTGATGCGAACCAGTAATTCCCGCAAACACACTGGCACTTCCATGCAGCTTCGAAACGTGTTCGCTGTGCGTTGCGTGGTGACTTGAAAGGGCCTGCGATAACGGTCAGACTTCCGAACGTGCGGCCAATCAGGTTTTCTACTTGCCTGCTCATTGCTGCTCCTTTGCTTTGTACGTCGTGACCATCTTTCCGCTTACGTCGCAAACCTTTTCGCCAGCCTCAACCGCCAATCCATCATCAACCATCTTGCTGATTCGTTTTCGGTACGTGTCAGCCTCATGGTCTGGCCATCGCAAAGCACATTTGCGACCAGCTTCGCGGCCAGTCAGTGCCGACTGCGACTCTCGCAGGACCGTCAGCATTCTGCCGACGCATGTGCTGAGCTTTGGCTCTGTTTCCGCCGCTGACTTCTGGCTGGTGATCGGGTCGGATTTGCGGCTGATCTTTGCGGGCGCGTCGAAGGCGAAGCATTGTTGGTTCATGGTGTTGTCACCTCCAGATCAGTGGCAACCTTCCGCAGCATCACAATAAAATGCCTTAACTGCTTTGCCGCTGAGTAATCGCCAGCCATGTCGAGGATTGCACTGCGGTCTTCGTCCAGGCTGCTGCCGAGATCAAATTCCGGCGCGGCTGGCTTGCTGTTTCGCGGAGCCGCATCGCTGCGTGGATTGCTGGACTGCTTTGGTGGTTTCGAATCAACTGGCTTCGAGTCGACATTGATAACGTCTTTTGATTCTGCGGGATCTGACGTTGGCTCTACCACAGTCACAGAGCCACGTTTTGCGCGTTTCGGCGTTCCGGGATCTTCCGAAATCAGACGCAAGGCCTCATTGATGCTTGTGGCTTCTGTCAAACCACCAACCCGTGAGTAATTTGCCGCAATCGTCATGTAGCGGCTTGCTGTTTGCTGGCTGTAGTTGAATTCCCTAGCCACCCACGGCAAAAACTCACCATGCGGAAGCTTTTCTTTTGCGGCCAGCATTGCCCTACCGCATCGCTCCGCGTTCTCGACTGTTAGCCGTGCATTTGTTTCAACCTGCTCTGCTGCGTCATTAGCGACGATTGCCAACGCTTCGACAGATAGGTCTTCAAACGTCGTCATATTCATTTGTCACCGCCAGTACCCTTCAGTGGGTTTGTGCGGTTGTACAAATTTGGATTTATCGCAAACGCTGCGAGGATGTGCTTTGATTCCGCAGCAAGTGCCTGTGCCTGCGTCCCGACGATGGTCTCGACAACAGTCATTGTTATCTGAGACTTGTCTTTAATTCGCACTAACTGCAGCGAACCGTTTCTGTGCTGATTCCATCGTTGCGCTGGCTTGTTTGTCATTCCAACGTACAGAGGAATGCTGAGATCGCTTTTGCTGGTAATCCAATAGACTACGTACAGGCTTTCTTGTGGTTTTGGCTGCCGTTTTTTTCCTGGCCTCATTGTCAGTGACGCATACCGTTTTAGTATGGCGCTGAGCTGATCGAGCGAAAACGGCTCAAAGTTCTTAGTAGCCAAGAATCCGGCAACGAACTGATGATCAGGCATTCGCATCAGAGTATCGAAATACTCCTGCACAGTGCATGTAGCCATGCAACACCGTTAATCGCCTTCCATGCGAAAGGCAGATTCCATCTGCGCCACATCTCCGACCGCAATCAATGCGTGACGGAAGGACCGAGACGGCCCAGTGACAAAGTCTGATTCGATGGATCTCTGATTCGGTCTCACGCGAATCAGTTATCCGTAAACTCAACACGGGCGGAACTGTAGAGACCCTCTACAATCGTGTCAACCCGACTAAGCCGATTTTTTTTTGAGTTTTTTCTGCCAGTCTTTTTTGCGGTCTCTGAGCGTTTCCAGATCGTCTTCATTCAGCCGATACACATGCTGCGAAAACTCCGGGAATTCATACTTCGTTCCGATCAAACCACGCTGGCAAAGACGTGATACGATTGCACGCGAAAGCCTTACTTCATTCGCGGCTTCTTTGACGGAGTAGGTTTTTTGTTCTGTCATGATCATGCTCCGAAGTGTAGCGTGTCTCTATAGTAACGCAAGAAAAAACCCGAGGGGTGAGACGCTCGGGCTGACCAGACTTTGTCGATCAATCAGCCGTTGCACCCTCGGGGATTGCGCAAGAGAGGACTTGAACCTCCATGGGAGTTACCCCACTAGCTCCTGAAGGTGGCGCGACGCTAGTACCAGGTGGGAATGTCCGCACATCTTCAACAATCCAAAACGTTCACGAAATCAAAAGAGTTTGCCGAAACATAGGGTGACTCAAATCAATATCTAATCGCCAGTGAATGGAGTCACGTCACTGGATAAACCTACGATGAATATCGTTGACCACGCACGGGAATACTGTGCCCGCAAACAAATAGCAAAAACACCCATCTACGCTTGTCAGCGAGTTGCTGAAGTCGTGGGCGAAATTGAAGCCAGCAAGGTCACACAGGCCCATGTTGAGCAGTACATCCAAGCGGCTCGACGTGACAAGGTTCCCGAGTGGACAATAAAAGGTGCCGTCAAGGATTTGCGGACCATCGTCATCGATGCTGGCGGCCCGGTCCTGCAGAACACCGTGAAGAAACCAAAGCCCGATCCCAAACCGTGCGAGATTTCAGACATCGACACAATTTGGCAATGGCTGGCTCCGTGGTCCTGCCAACTGATTGTGCTGACGTATTGGTGCGGCATTCGGCTGGAAGATGCAATCCGGCTTCAGCTCAAGGTGGATCCGGCTTGGAGGTCAATCTATTGGGAAGCAAACAAGACCGGCCACAAGCACCGCATACCAGCCCCGAAATGGCTTGCCAAATGGCTTCAACCTGTAAGGCTTCCTTACAAGTGCAGCAACGATCACGCGCAGGTCATTGTGAGGGGCGAACTGCAGCGAGTTTGCACGCTGGCCAGCATCCCGCGAATACTTCCCAGCGAAATCAGGGACCGAGGCATCACAGAATGGTCGAAGGTGTCATCAGATGCCGGGGCTCTGCTGCATGGCCACGGTCTTGGCACGCGGGACCATTACGTTCCGGCCTTGGAAATCCTGACCGCCGCAATGGATCGGGTCAGAGTTCCGCAATCGTTCGGCGCGGCACAGTCGTCTGAAGATACGCTGCTGTCAGCCTATCGCCGTCTGGACCCGTCCGCACAGGGGCTGGTAAGTATGACCGCCGAACGGCTCGCGGCGGGGTGATTTAACACAGCGAGGATGGCCCGGTAGTGCTGCCATCCTCCCCCAATGCTGTGCATCCCCGCCGCTTTTTATCCGCTTCAGGGGATTGGTGACTTCCTTCGTGCCCAAAAGTTTCCATGAGTCTTTTCGTGCGCAATGATTCGGTAAACCTCGAATCCAACCGAGTCAAGATGTTGCTTTAGCCCATCGATCGACCAGGCTGCGTTAACGTGGTGATACTCGCCCAGAATGTATTCGACGCGATGCAGTTCTGTGCACGTCATCAAAATTGGGTATTCCGATCCTTCGCAGTCCAGCTTCAGAATGTGGATCCGCTCAAATCTCCTTAGCACCGAATCCAAATCAATCGCAGCAGCTGTAATCGCGTGGCCAGTTTTTGGCAGTACAGCCGAGACAGATCCCGAGTGCTTTTCTCGATGCGATGGAGCCAATGACAGCGACTCAACTGGCTCGTCAGACCTCCAGACGGCTCGCTGGATCAATTCAAACCGCTCGCCAAACTCTTCGCAGTTCTTCGATGCCAGCTCAGCAACTGGCCCCGGCTCGAATGCCCGAACAAGGCCAGCGCCGCGACGGAGGCAGGCATAGCTGAACGCTCCGGAGTTTGCCCCGATATCGATCACGACGGCATTGGCCGGGATCGTCGGAGCCAGTAGGTATTCGTTCCGGCCGAGCACATCCAGCCACGTTTCCCGGCTGATCCGATCAGGCTCGATTGCAAAACATCGCTCCGGAGCAATGCAGCGAAGAGCATCCTCGATTGATCCGTCCAGAAACTCCAGCGGGCCTTTGAAAGCAGCCGCTTCCTCGATCAGCTGATTCCCCTTCAGGTTTTGGATTGCATGGCCGTTGTTCAGATGGCCCTTCCGATGGCAGGCATGCTGGAAGATCACATCGCCAGACGGATCGCAGTGTTCATAGAACCCGCCAGCATTCCACCGGTTCCACGGCTGAATGTGATGCGCTGTCTCGGTCAACTTGAACCCCATATGAAACGAGGTTTTGTCTCCATACCACACGCCACGTTCGCCACCGTTAAAGCCTTCCCAATAGTCGGCACGATCCGCGAAGTGCTTCACGATTTGTAGTGCTTTGGCCCCTCGGATTTTGTCGATCACCATTTGGCCTGTCTCGATGTCGTTGATCCGGTCCCGTCGATCAGAGCCCGTTCGCTTCCACTGATCTTCGATGATTCGCCCGTGAAAGTCGTTCACGTTTGGGTTATCCATCCAAAACATTGCCGCATTTTTCGGGAAAGCCTCGCAGTCAAACAGATACGACGGATCTCGAGTTACGATGTTGTCAGCATCCAGATGGATGATCTGGGTGTACTCGCTCTGCAGAATGGCATTGATCTTGATTTGCCAACCGTGCACGCATCGCATTCCGCTTGTATCGACCACATGACAGGTTGCCGCCACTCGTCGCGCGTGAAGCTCGCAGAACTCGATCTCTTTCATCTCGCCTGGAAGGAACCAGAACTGGATCGGCAGAGTGCAGCCGTACGACCGCAGAACCCAAGCAGCGGCATAGGCTCCCCAGAAGTAAAACTGCGGGGCTGACTTGTCGTAAATTTGGCATCGCCCGCCAGCAGGAATGAGAATCGCTCGGGATGAATTGCCATCGATCCGACTTTCTTGTGACTTTCTTCCGAGTTCCGCCTTCAGCAGCTCCCGGTGATACTCGATCACGTTCGGCCAGTCTCGCCAACCTGCGGGCCATTTGTGCGCGGGTGAAGCCAAACGAATCGCCAGTTCGTCTTGAGTGGTGTTTCGGTTCGGGGCGGTCTCTGCCATCTCAATCGCTCTCCTGACAATCGCCGTAATTCTTCGCCTGCCTTCGATCGGTCCAATGACTGGCACCTTTAAGCCGAGCCGAATCGCTTGGCTGACTTGCGGATTCGTTGAAGCCTCGTCGTAAAGGTGTTCGACGATCTCCGTCAAATGCTCTCTGCATCCGGACGGCCCCCAGGTATTCATCTTGTCGATCCACACCTGACACCTGCATGAAGCGACCTTGAACCCGTGTTCTTCTCGCAGAATTCCATGCAGGACATCGCCGGGGCGGTTCTGTGGATCGATCACTCTGGCCGCCGCTGTTTCGTCGTACTCCGGAAGCGTGTAGCCTTCTGCCGACCACTGCTCTCGATAACGTTGGGCCGTTTCGACTGGCAGACCGGCCGCGCCTGATGCTATGTCGTGCATTCTTCCGAAGAGCTGCCTCACTGCTGCCACCTGTGTTCTGGCTTGATCGACAGATATAGCTCAAGATCCTTTTGCCGTGCCTCTTCCTGCATTTCTTCGACCATTGCCCGCTCCAGTTCCGCCCCTCCGTTTGCAATCAGAGCTACAGAATAGGCTCCCGGAAATGCGAGTAGGCCGACCAACACAATTGCAATAATCTCTTTCATTGCCTTACTCCGTGATGGTGATCTCGACATCCAACGCACCAAGCGGATTCATTGGGTCTTGACATCTCGCCTCAAAAGCCGCAATCGTGTAGACGAGAATCAACGGGTTACACTGCGACTCGAGAGGCTTAATCGTTGCCACGTTGTTCGGTGCCACCTGCTCTATAGGATCGCTCGGATCGCAGGGACCGTCGGAATTGGAGCCGCCACAATCGCCGGTGTAGAGAATTAGGTCGGATGGGATGCCTATCTGGCCAATTGGCCCCTTTGTGCACTCGAGCTTAATCGCAAAACGCTGAGCAGTATCGACGCCATTAATTACTGTACACGGCCCGATGATCGACGCGCCCCAGTTGACTGTTCCCGCCGTTTCTGGATACCAAAACGCCTTTGTGATCGGTATCACAAGACCGAGCCAGTCTGTGCAGTTGCAGTTCGTCACCTTCGTGATCGTCGCGTAAAGGGTGTTTGGCAGATTCGTACGCCCGCAACACGGCTTTCCACAGCAGCAATCTGCAGACGCATCAGCCATTAGCTTCCGCTCCCGCTTCCAGTACTGCAAGGGTCAAGCCGCTGCGGCAGTGTCTCACCGAAGAACCATATTCGATTCCATTCGGTAATCTTTAGACCGTCGACGGGGCAACATTCGATTTTGTTCGGAATTTCTGTCACACATCGAAGCCGCCGCCCAAAGAGCACAGTCCAGCCCTGCCACGTTCCGCCGCTGCCAGATCCGCTCCCACTGCCTGACGGGCCGGAGCCGCTTCCAGAGCCACTTGGTGAACAGACCGGCATCTTGATCAGTCCGACTGGCCCCGCTTTGTAACCGGCCGGCACAAGAGCTGTCACGCTGCCTAGGCTTGTGCAAAGGCTCAGGTCCATGTCAAGGAAAGAGCAGTCCCCGCCTGATCCACTTCCGGAGCCAGAGCCGCTGCCAGATCCGGATCCTGTTTCGCACGGCCCACACAAGAACGGAATAAACTCCTCGAGTGTCGCCCCGCGATAAAGTGCAACAGTCAGCGTGCAGTCATCTTTTCCAGTGTCTTGACCGAGAATTCCCCATGCAACTGTTAAGTTACTGTCAGGCAACGCAACCCATTCACCCTCGATCCATGCCGCCCGAACCTCGTCACCGGCTGACTTGGCTTGCGCTAATTCAAATCTCTGCTTGATGTTTTCATTTCTGCCGGAGTCAATTAGGTTTCCGTTTGGATCCTTGAACCAAACTGACATGACGGCTTCGCCAGGAGTCGTTCCAAACTCTGTCGCTGCGGGCAGGTCGTCATCCAGTTTTCCGATTATTTCTAGTGGAGGCTTCACGCCGAATGCTGCGTTCGCAGACTGTTGCTTGTGCCATAACAACTTTGCTATAGCGTCGGCCAGCTCATTCAGCCTCGCGGCGCTGAGTCTTTCACCTCGCTGAAAATCTGGTATATGTGGCTGAAAATTGTTTGGCATTACACGAAGATCCGCCGCAGGTCCGTTTCTTGGAACGTATATCCATTGCCGATTGCAGATTTTGGTCTATCAAAATCCCCTATCTCCTCACGCCACTGCCAGTTCCAGCCGTAGACTGTGCTGCCGCCGATAGCGGCCTGCCCTGTTGTGCTCCACGACGTTTGAGCTTTTTCTAAAAACGTGAGCGTAAGCTTCCACGTCGTTCGCCCCAGAGTATTCAAAGAAATCGACGCAGACTTTTCAGCAAAAAGAAGAGTGCCAGTTGCCATCAATTGTTTTGTTACTGGAACATAAAACGGAACGCTGTTGACGTGATTGATACACTCAGAAAGAACTTGCCACGGGGGATTCACAACCTGTGACCATGTAATAACATGTCGACTGGTTGTCGTGGCATAGGCAGCGTTCACATCTGCTGGCAATGGCAGCCCATCGGACGCCCATTTCAATCCGCGACTTGGAACCGTGACGAACTCACCCTGCTCCTGCAGTTCATAACTAATTAGTGTTCCGTCTTCGGTCGGCACCATCGGCTTATATCCGATGGTGATTTTTGCTTCGCCATTGTGCGAAAGCTGCGAAGTTTGCGGATCGCTAATAATTGCATTCCGTGGATTCGGTGCAATTTTATCGATGCTGAAGGTGTCAGCGAAAACTCCAGGGAATCCGGGACCGTAAACCATTGGCAGCCCAATCGGCCCACCCGTGAACATGCCGTTTACAAATGCCCAACGATCATCCCACGCCGTCACAAAGATTCGCGTAAACTGAAAATCGCCGTCCCGATTTCCTGTTTCAACCGGGCTTTCTTCGTGCTCAACAAATGGGACATCGATTGACATTATGCGAGCCCCAAATCGAGTTTTTTAGCAACATCAAGTTGCTGTTCTTGGATCTTCAGTTGCTGTTGTTGAACGGAAAGAGACGACTGAGCAATACCGAGCTGTTTGCTCAAGGTAGATTCTCGCAACGAAGCAAAAAGCGCCTCTGCTGAAAATGTTTTGGACTGGCCGGCCTCTGCCATTTGCGTTGCAAATTGCTTTGGTAGTCTTCTATTTGGGTCAACGCTAGTTTCGTCCTTGCCTGCCTTCTTTGTTTTTTTCGCCTCGTTCTCGGCTACCATTTGATCTGCTTTAATTCTCCGAGAAGCTGCTAATTCCTCGTCGATCTTTTGCATCAATGACGATCCGCGGCCGCTTTTCAATTCCGGCATTTCAAACCTACCAAGCGGAACAGTGAATTCTGTTACTTCCTGCCCGAGCAACATTTGTTTCATTGCTCGCATTCTGGCCCCGAGATTGTCAACCATCTTGTCAGAGTTTGCTTGAATCCAATCAAACGCCGCTTTGGCAATGCTCACAATGTCGTCAAAGGCATCACGGAATCTATCTGCGATGTGAACTGCAGTTACGCCAACGACCACGCCGATTCCTTCGAACTTTTCTTGTGTTTCAGTGAACCAGTCGCGAACGGACGTTTGCAGCTTGCTGAAAGTCGATGGCATTTCGTCAGTCTGATCAAAAAACTTGCGAGCCCACTCCAGCAACTTGTTAGCTTCAGGCAGCAATGTCGTGCCCATTGCAATTGCCAACATTTCAACTTCGCTTTTAAGCTTTGCGTACTGCCCAGCAGTCGTTTGGCTCATGCGGTCATTCATGCCAGCAAAACGGCCCGCCCCTGTGGTAGCCCACACAAACGACTGGCGAACCTCATCGATGGAGATTTTGCCGTCCTCCATTCGTTGTTTCAGAGATGCCATTGACTCGCCGGTTGTCTTGTTAATTGTCTCTAACGGGCTGAAACCATTCTGAATCATTTGATTCAGATCCTGCCCCATAAGTCGACCAGCGCCAGACACCTGACCAAATGCTCTTGTGAGTCCTTCAAGCTTTACAGAATCGCCCGCTGCGATGTCGGTGATCATGGACAGCACCGGCACAACGTCTTCACCGGCAACGCCAAAGTTCAGCATCATCTTCGCAGCGTCAGAAAGTTCCCGCATTCCGAAAACGGTCTTCATGTCGAGCGCTCGCATAGCCTCGATCATGTCTTTCGATTTTTCTGCGGATCCAAGCAATACTTCGAACGCAATCGCCGTTTGCTCTGCTCCAGCTGCGAGACTCATCATTCCGCCAACAGCTGCGCCAGTGCCGAGACCTGCCAGCGTTGATCCCATGCCGCCCAGATTAAGGCGGACGCTTTTTAATTTACTGATGAGCCCGCCTGCCGCCGTGGTAGTTCGATCAAGTGCACGGCCAGCCATTCCCGCCTTAGTTTGGACCTGCGAAAGCCCATCTGCGGAAAAAATGACCTGTGCTTCTTGAACCGTAATCGCCATCAGCCTGGCCTCTTTTCAAAGATATCTTCCGGGCACCACGCCCCAGCTGCAACCAGCACTTGATACATGGTCATTCGTCCGATTTCCTCGAACGTCCATCCATATTTTTCAGCGACATTGCGAAACACTGTTGCCCACGGAATCGTTCGCCGTGTCACTGGCCCGACGCCGCCGCTTCCGTCAGGCCATTTGAGTTTCCCAGTTCAGACTTCTCTTCTATCTTATGGATTGCCTCAACGATGCCGTTAATGTCACCAAACCAGTCGATGAAGTTGGCACCGAGCTGAATACCCTGTTCGATTGGCAGCTCCTGTGGAAACTCCGTCGCGTGATTCTTTCCCATCGCTCGCCAAATTGACCAAGACAGTCCACGCATTGACCTATCAAATCGATCCTCATCCACCATCGTGGCAATGAGCGGACGTGCGACCGTGTCAGCTGCTATCTTGAGTGCCATCTGTTGAACCGCACGATCTTTGATAGATTCAATCCCCGCGTAAGGATTACCAACGCGGGAAAGAATCGCTTCCTCTTTTTTTGCGTAGTCAGCGAGCGACCGGATTTCAAGCCGGTAGGTTTTGCCGTCTTTACTAAGTTCTGCGGTCCGCCGACCGCAGAGATTGAACAATCCATCCGCCATGGATTACTCCTGATTAGTTGAGAGTGAAAGCGCCGGCACCTGTTGGAATGCCTTGGAAGTCAAAAGCAAAATCGCACGCAACCGGTTCACCGGAATCAGCATCGAACGTGATGTCGCCAACATCAGTTACAATTATTGTGCCAGTGATTGTGTCGCTCGATGCTGTGCCATGACAGACAACGCTGTATTCAGTGCCGATCACCATTGCCATGGTGGCCCCAGCATGGATGAACAGTGTGGCCGAACCTGACCAGTCCTTAACGCCGACAGTCGTCTTGCGACCGCCGGCCGTTGAGTTGCTGGCGTATCGCCCCTTTGCCGCTGTGCCCTTGACGGTCCACTTTGCTGTGTGGTCGACGGCCGTTCCGGCAATCTTGAATGTCATCGTATTGCCAGTGAGCGGAGTTCCTGCTGCCATTGTCGTGAGTCCTTGTTATGAATGAAGAGAAACGGCAGCCTGACTTACTTCGCAGTTTCGCTGGCGTTGATTTGAATCTTCAGATTCGTCGTCGACGTTGCGATCCCGAGAATCGTCACGAAATCGCCAGATGCCAAGTCTGCGTAAGGAGCGACCCCGCCGACTGTCGTTGACACGCAAACACAGTCACCAGCTGCAAATGCCGCGTTAAATGTGAGGTTTCCGCTTGTCGCATACTTCAGCGGTTGACCGTTTGCGGCCCCATGCAGGGCAATACCAGCCGCAACACTGGACGCCGATGCATCAGCATCGCAACCCTTCAGTTTGCTGCTGTCGCTTGTGTCGATATAGACAGCCATCCCTGCCGTAATCGTCGCACCTGCGATGCCTTCACTGATTGCCGTGTTCGCGGTCTTAACGACGCTTGCAGCGGTTACCGAAAAGTCTGCCATATTCAAACTCCATTGTGATGAATTTCAAAACTTACTGTGCTGTCCCAGACGCCGGTTGACTCATCCTGTTCGGATGAAATACCACTTGACCGGCTGAACGAAATGACTGACTCTGATCCTGTAAACGTTCCACTATCCCAAAGCGTTTCACAACGCTGAGCGACAGTCTTGCCTCTGTCGTAATCAATTGACATGACTGACACTTTCACTTGGCTTTTCCAGCCTCGTCCGCTGTTTGTTCTCCAGTGCGGTTCTGTCGCAACTTGCAAAACAACGCAGTCGTCAAAATGTCCGTCCTGATCTTTGTCCGCGTCGATTGTTTCGTTTGTTTGAATGATCTCTGTTCCGACTCGCTCAGCAGGAATCATGGACACGAGGCCCGCAGTTCCTTTCCAGCGTTCGATTAAACATTGATCGAGACCAGTGCTCACTTAACAACCGCTTTCTTCTTGCCGCCTTTGTTGGCCTGCTTCAATTCAGTCCCAATCAATTTGCTAAATTCTTCTTTGTTGTCTTCAACTGCAGGCTTCAAAAACGGTCTGCCCTCGCCGTCGTTTCGAAACTCCCACATTGCCATGTAAGGAGCAATCTTCTTGTCGACATACACACGGCTTTCCAGCTTTTTGCCTTTGAGCCTCAACTGAGCTTTGATTGACGACCTGCCTTTTCCTGTCCTCATCTTTGGCGGTTCACCTGGCCTGCTCGCACCCGGATCCGAATTTGATGTTCTGACACGAGCTCCAGTAATGTCTGCCGTGCCTGTCAGGTCTAGTTGTGTCCTCGCTCGCTGCTCCGCTCTCAATGCTCGTTTCTGATCTCTCGCCTGAATCTTTCTCTCTCGTTCTCGAAGTCTTGCGGCCTTCTTTCGAGCCTTAAAAAACCGCGTTGTGTTCTTCGATGCCGCCCTGAGTGTTTTCTTCGCAAATCGCTTTGCCTTGCGTGTTTGCCCCGGCAACTTCTTCAGCCTTCTTCTGGCCTCTCTTAGCCTTCTCTTGCCAATTCGCTTTAATGCTTTTGACGCCTTCTTTGCTTGTCTATTCGCTTTTTTTGCCCGTCTCGTGACAGCCTTAGAAAGCGAGTTTGACTTGAGAAACCGTGTCGCCCGTTTTTTCCCTTTGTTTACTTTCTTGCTAACTACCTTGATTCTTTTTGCGATGTTTTTTTTCGCAGCCTTCACCCGCTTTCGTCCTGCCTTTGAGGTTGCTGAAAGCAGCTTCCCGGCTCGGTATCGAAGCGTCTTAGGTTTGCGTTTGGCCATCTTGTTGCGCCACCGTTCTGGTCCCGGGCCGTCTCACGTATCGCCTGCTGACTGACTGCTGAGAAATCGTTTTCAACTTTAATGCCGCCGCCTCGAGTGCGTCTGCCGTCTCCTTCTGCAGTTCTCGCATCATCTGAACTGTTCGATCAATTCTTTTGATGCTCATACATCCGACCTTGAGCAAATCAGATACGGCAATTCATCGCGGTTGAAACCCTTTTCAAGTCGATCAACCCTAAACGATCTGCCATTCGAATCCGTCAACGTGATATCAGTGTCCAGTTCCGGAACTTCTTCTACAACGCAATACCATTCGCCCTGCATTGATCGACGTTTGCTTTCTATGTCAATCTCTGCCGATGATTGAAACCACTGGCAGCGGTACGCGGCCGCAACCTCGGAAGTAATCGAGGCATCTGCCCCGCTCGCCCGCTTGTACTTCGGCCGACGAACCGCCTTGATTGTGTCAGTCAACTGAAGGTGGCAATGAGACCGCTGCAAAGCAGTCTCCGCCGGATCTGTGTAGAGAACTCGCCACGTCGAAGTAATGTTGCCACGCTTAACGCGAAACAAATCACCTTGACGTGTTGCCGTTGTCTTCTGAATCGTCCAGACGAACGCCCGCCTAATTGTTTGCAGGTCTGGTTGTTCAATCAGGCGAACTGTTCGATTCGATCCGGAGCTTTGGCCGTAGGGCGTCCACAATGCCTGCTCTCCGAGTTCATCGGTGTTCAGGATCGCACACGCATCGACGGCCATTTGCTCGCGGAGGTTCACTATTCACCTTTCTCCGCAAACTTCTTGCGAGGTGGGGCATTCACGTCCGTCAAATAGCCCTTCTGAACCATCGAAAGAACACTTTTGCCCAGACTCACTCGAATAGCGTCTGCCGTGTCCAGTTTGATCGTGACTGGCGAATCCCCAACCTCGATATTGCCGGATTCGTCGATTTCTTTTCCGTCCTTGTCGACCTTGTTTTTGAAGGCCCGAAACGCGAACGTCGTTCCCGTTGCGAGTGGACCTTTTTTGACCGTGATTGACTTTGGTAATTCTTTGACTGCCATTTCATGAACTCCAATTCCGCCGCCACAAAATGCCCTGCGAGCATGGCGGATGCTCACAGAGCCGGAACCGGCCGTCGCCGGTTCCGTTGCTCAAATTTCACCGCCATTAGGTGAACGTGTAGAGAACAGCGTTCCACCATGCACCGTAACCGATGTTGTATCTGGCATATGTGCCGAACTGCATCGTTTTTGTGTTCATGTCATCCATGCCGGCAGTGGTTGATGATAGAGGTTCACGAGCTTGGAAGATGAACGGCTTCAAAGGGACATCGACGCGGAACAGATACCACTTTGCCGCGCTGGTTAAATGCGTTGAGCAGCAAACTGTTGGCCGGTCCAAAACGATGTTGCTTTCGCCATTGCCTTTCAGAGACTGATTGAAAGCAGTCTTGGCAACTGTTTCAAATTCAGGCGGAACCAAAGCCACGAACTGCATACCGGAATCCATGCCGGTAATGACATCCTCGTGAAGCGGTTCGCCATTGTCGTCAACAAATGAAAGCATCTGGGCTCTCATCGTTTCGTAGCTTGCCAGAAACTCGGCCACGGTAGGCTGTGTTGCCGTTGCAGCCGCTCCGGTGAGATCGTTGTCCTGAGATCCTGAAGAACCCCAGCTGTGATCTGTGTCGAAGAAATACTGCCCGTCAAAACAGGTTGTTGATTCGCCGTTGACGATTGCCGTCATCAGCAGCTTATCAGGATGGCGGGCTGCTCTCTGTGCCAGTGATGTCAAGGCACCGTCGTACAGGCTCAGCCTGTCGTCTGCGATGTCCTTCTTTTCAATCTCCAGGGAGACTTCCCATTCCTTATTCGCGAGCGTGTAGGTTGCCCCACGCAATTTGCTGTACTGCCGATCTCCCAGGTACTCGCGAACACTCGGCATTGCTCCGAGAATCCCATAAGACTCATCTGCCCCATCGCTCGGCGCGATGGTTGAGATAGTCGGATACCATGTTTTGACCGCTGATGATTCACGGTTGAACTTCGCAGTCAACGATCGTGATGCGGCCACTGCTTTTGCTGTGTCCAAAGCCATTGTTATTTCCTTTTATGATGATTCACAAAAACGGTTTCCGCATCGGAAACACAAAATCAGAGAATGCGATTTTCCAACGCAAGAACTCGTTCCTGCAGGTTCTTGATCACATACAGCAGGGTGATTGCTTCCGCTGCTGTCGCCAGCCCGTAAGGACTCGATGTCGTCAGTGCCGACAAAGCATAGTCCGGTGTGCCAGCGGCATCGGCGATGGTTACAGTTGTAAGTGCAGCCACTGGCAAAGCACCCACACCCTTTGGCCGAATTTCAACGATAGCTTTCGTGCTGCTCACATGCTTGACGCATCGGCCAATCGGGACGCTCGTCGATCCGATTGCGAAGACGCAGGCATAGTTGTCGTCGCCGTAAACGATAGAACCGACTTCCGCCTGAGCACCACCGGTGACAGTAAGTTCAAAGTCACCCTCAACCCAAACTTCGATGCTGAGATCACCAGCACTTCCAGCCGAGTTATCAACTTCCTCTTTGGCAATACCGACGAAGCCGTTGACGCCTGTAGCGGTCACGTCCGTGGCGTATCCGGCCGCAGTGAGAAAGACCAGCGTGCCTTCGTAGATGTGAACCGCTGCAACTGGGTACGATCGCACGCACCCCTCTTGCTTTTTAACAATCTGATTCGCTGTGACCGCCATTTGCGGCTCTCCTTATTCTGGATTGAAATGAATGAACAAAACGCCGCAAACGTCAGGCAGTTTTTTTTCGTGCGTGTGCGATGTAGTCTGCTTCAGACTGCCCCATCGTCACCTTGAACTTGACCATTTCCGCGTATTCAGCTTTTAGCTTTGCGTCTTCGCTGGATTCTGATTCCTGGGCGACAGCCTGAGACAGAACCGGGCTTTTCTTCGCGACGATATCACGCAGTGCGGCCTGTGTTTCCGCAACGCTGAAATTGTTATCAACGAACGTGTTGAACTTGTCGGATGCTCCGGCCAGTTCACACAAGGCCCGGATTTTCTTGCATCGGTCCCGCTCCACAGCAGCGAGATCTGTGGACAGATCTGCAGTCGGTTCCGTCTCGGTTGCTGTCTTTGTAGTTTCCTCAACGGGCGTTTCCGTTGGTTCAACGATCTCTTCAACTGGTTTTTCGTCGGCCATTGGTGTTGGTCCTTTATTGGCTAGATACCGGTCCAAGAAGGCATTGATGCGACCTCGGACCACTTCAGGTTCCGCATCTCCAAAATATGTGGAAAGCAACAGAGTTGCCTGAGCAGGAAGGTTTCGCAGGTCTGGAGTCGTCAGATCGAACATGCCGCCGCGTGTTGCTGCTGGCTCGTCGACGATGTCTCCGGCGCGAATGTCTGAAAACCGCATCGGCCATTTCTCGCCCGTGCGTTTTCGGTCAAATTCTTCGAGGTCTTTTTGATCCAATCGCGTGGCAAGTGACACTCCGAATGCTTCCGGATCGCTTTCGGCCAAATCCATGACATAGGTTCCGAGGTCGCCTTGCGGGCTCTTAAACGCAGCGTCCGCAATGTGCAGGTCTCCGCGTAATGTTCCGCCATCAACGCGAACATTCTTCCACCGGCCGAGATACGAGCCCATTCCATCGCTGGACATATTTGGATGAGTGAATCGGGCCTTTGATCCGTTTTTGCCGCGACTCATAAATTGTTGAGCTTGCGACAATGTTTCCGCGTCCACGGTCCACGGTCTCGCATCGCCATCATTTAACTCGCCAACCTGCATCAGGTTTGCACCGAAAATGATATTGGCTTTGCGGTCAACCTTTGCAGGCATCTCCGCTGTTCTATTCGTTCGAAACAATGCGGGATCAGCTACGGTTTCAAGCTGTGGCATCTTGTGTCTCCTGAACCGCTTTCGATGATGCTGACGGCTTGCCAACCGGCCGCGATTGTTCCATTGGATCCGGCAAACCTAGTTGAACTCGCGCGTCCCGAATCCGGGCCTGTGACTTCATCTTTGCCATTGCTTCGCGTTCACGCTGAGCGAGCGTTTCGTCAAAGTCTCTTCCGCGTGCTGCCAGTGATTCAGTTTCCGTCTGAAGCCCGCCAGCAATTGCAGCCAAGTCTGCCGTCACTTCTTTTTCAGGATCGACCCACGGCCAACCAGGTGGAATCCATGCGTGCTGCAAAAAGTGGGAGCGGTTCGCCTCGTAAACGACGGGATCAATGTCAATTGCCCCTTGGAACACGCATTGGTCGATGAACTTTTCCCAAACCGGTTCCAGCATCGATTCGATCAGGCAACTCTGCCAAACCTTGAATGTGATTCTGCCGTCGATTAAGGCAAGCCGTCCGCCGCTGAAGTTGTTGGTAAATTGTTTCGCCAGCAACTCATAGGGATAGCGAATCGCGGCTGCCACGCCATGCAATGCCCACTCCACATATGGAGCGAGCGTCGTTCCCGGTCTTGCAGGATCAGAAAACGCCACGCCCTCACCATCGGCGAGATACTGAATTGTTCCTGGTGACAGATCCTCGAGATTGCTTCGAGATCGGCCTTGTTCAGCGATGACAACCGGATCTGTGATGCCCGTGATAAATGCTGAATGGCACGCTGCGACCTGTTCAGCGATGAGATTCGCGTGAACAAAGTCCTTTAGGTCTTTAAGTCTCGCCATCGCCGGAGCGATCCACGGAACGCCTCGCAATTGTCCGGGGAACAGCTCTTCGAAGCAGTGGAGAATTTCTGTTCCAATGCTTCTTTCGTCTTCCGTTTGGTCATAGGCCTCTGAATCGCCCGGATGTGAACGCCGCACATAAGCCGCCACTCCTTGCGATTTTGAATCCAGACGCAAGCCGAGACGACGACGATCGCCTGTCTTCAACTGCTGATACGATACGATGGGGATTCTCTGCGGTGAAATCACCTGCACAGAAAGCGATACTGGCTTTGTTGGATTGTCATCGTTGCCGATGTCCAGCCAGCTTTCCCCATAGATTCCGTTGCAACGCTCAAGCTGTCGCTGTTTCGCGTAGAATCGCTCAATTTTGGCCCATCGCGAAAACAGCCATTCAGCCATAACGTTGAATTCTTCGGCCTTCGCTGGCGTGATAATGCCGCGTTCTGGCTGAACTCGTGACTGTGGACGAATCCCCGCTCCAATCACGTTGTCAACGCGGCCATTGATTGCCGATGCTGCGTAACAATCGTTGCGGTACAAATCCAACGACCGATCAACGAGCGTTTCAAGTTCCGTCTGCAACTGGTCGTTGCTGCTGAGCTTGCTCGTCAACCACTTTTCGCCGCGAATTCGGTCATTCTCCGCGCCTTCGTAGGCTGCGAACCTTTCGACGGCTCGCTCGCTCATCATCATGCGAATTTCGTGATCAACACGAGCCCTTACACGCTTTGCCGCCCGATCAGGGGACACTACAAAAAGAACTCGGTCAAACCTTGTTGGCAGTTTTGCTTTTTCGATTCGCTGGACGTAAGGGGATTTTGTCATCGCTGGAACCTCACAAGGTTCTTACGACCAGCAAGACCAGTTCCGGCCTGCGATCGAAGGTCAGCGATTCGTGCGTCAAGTTCAGCCAGCCAGGTTGAGGTTGGTTCCTTCTGAACAGTTTGGCCGTCGACTGAATACGAAACGACTGGAGATCCAGACGCAAGGGCTGATTCCACCTTGTCGCGGATGTTCTCAAACAGCGTTAATCGTTCAGATGCTGAGCGTGCCATGCGAGCATATTGCATTGGCTACGCGATCGGCGGCAGTGTAGTGTTCTAATCATTTAGAACCAACCTGATAACGGTTTGAAAACTATTCCCGCACGAACAGTATCGGTACTGTGTTCGAAATCCCGATTCATCTTTTGACCTGCCGACAGATGCGAACTTTCCACAGGCTGGACAACATCCGTTTCCCGTGGCAACGCTGCAATGAAAATATTGTCGAGTCTTCTGCACATATCCCGGCTCTTTCAGTGGCTTCACTTGCGTTTCCTTACAAAAGGCTCTGCTTTTTTCCCTGAAATCACGCCATTCGATGGCGTATTCGCCGCCTTTTTCCGTGCCTTTTCTGACTCATATTCCGCCACGCTGAGCCCAACGAAAGACATATAACAAGCGTCAAGAAGGTGGTTTCTCGTGAATGTCTGGACCCATTTTCTCACCGTGCCTTTCCCGACTTCGAATTGAGTCGTTTCACGTTCCGCCGTCAGTTGCTTCGCAATTTCAATTCGTCGCTCAACCTTTTCGGTCTTCGGAAGCAATAAAGCCGCCGAGCTATCGGCCGCGACCGTCAAAGCCTGGTGAACTCTTCGCTTCCAGTGGTCCGCGTTGTTCTCCAGCTCTCGAAATCGCTTGTTTGATCTCACCAAAACAACATCGTGCCATCCCTCTCCTATTTGGTGCATCTGTCGATTCTTGTTTTGCGGCGATACGTAGGCGGATCCTGCGTGTTGCTTGAATCCGAACCCCTTTGCACGTCGCCAAAGTTGATGCTCGTTTAGGCCCTCTCGAACCGTGTCTGTCTCCCATCCGATGTCAATCAGAGCGATGTCTATTCCACGCAGCCCCGGACGCCCTTCGACTTCCCATCCTTTGTCAAATTTCTCTTGGAGGTATCTGATTGCCTGCTTGATTGCTGTCTTCAGATCGGTCATTTCTCGCATAATTGGTTCAAAACCGAAGTCAATGCAAAGCGGCTGCCCGTTGTCTCTCTTTGCTGTCACGAACCAGTCGAGTTGCTTTTCTCGCACGTCGACACCGGCCGATATCGTCACCACATCAGACGGCATCAGCCCGCGTTTCCATTGGCTCTGCCGATGCATCACAACTTTGTAATCCAAAGGCTCAACATCTTGTTCCTTTGGTTTTGCCGGAAGCGCCCACGTCCACTGCAACAACTCCTTTTCTGCGTTGTCCTGATCGACTTCCCGA